ACGTCTGTTTGCATAGCCATGTGAGGCTCCTATTAGGCGATGGTAACGTTGTACGACGCGAGGATCGCCCAGCCAGCCGAGGTGTAGATCAGGGTCACGCTGTCGCCAACCGCAGCAAACGTAACCGTGCTGAAGCCGATCTTCGTGGTCGGGGTGAGCACCGCCGAACCACCGTCAACCGCGTGGACGATGTACTTGAGTTCGCCAACCTCGCCGTTAGCAAGCGTCAGAGCCTGCGACACACCGGACGTGGTGAGCGAGGTGAACGCGTTGGTGATGTCAACCGCGCCAGCGCCCGAGAGCGACTGGGTGCCAAGGATCACATCAGTCCCGAAGGACGAGTTGACGGTCACGGCACCCGAGGTGCTGTTGATGCTGATGGACTGGAAGCCGTTCTGTGAACGGACCGGCCCCGAGAACGTGGTATTAGCCATGTATATATCTCCTCACATGCGAGTAATAACGGTGCTTATCAGTCTGCATGTCGTCAGTCGGGGCTGTCTGATAAGCGAATTTTTCCCGAAGGTTCTGTATACGCTCAATCAGAAAGGGTGTCAACAAGCTGATTTGACTTGGCGAGGTTTTCCTCGCGGGTGATGACCCGCAGGTTCCAAGGGACGTGGAGACCGCATACAAATTCAGAGCGTAGGGGGACGATGTGATCCACAACGTACTGCTCCCCGGTGGTCTTGGTCATCGTCATGGCGATCTGGTAAAGCTGCCGAATCTCGCTCTTTTGTCTGCGGGTAAGCCACTTGGGGGTCGCTATGCGGTGTCTGCGCCGCCGGGCTTTGGTGTCGGCACGGACCTGCAAGACGTTATTACGCTTCCAAGCATTCCTATACTCCCGCATAACTGCCGCAGGGCGTGTAGCAGCAACCTGAATTACCTTATCTCGGTTGGCGACATACCAATCATTTTTACGGTCTTTGACAGACGCTCTTTGGTTGTATTGCCTAAAGTATTCAGCACGGGCTGCGTTCTTTTTCCCCCAGTCAATCCTTAAGCATTCAGTGCAGGCCCCCTTCGTCTTGCGGGGGGCGACATGGCCGTGCTTACACGGCTCTCCAGTGAAGTAATGCTTAGCCCCCTTAGCCTTGGCTTCGGCGCGAGACTTAGGCAGGGTTGAAGTGTCCATCTGCGGCTCCGTAACTTAGTTACAGGTAAGCCTACATAGAGGGTTTCAAAAGGTCAAGACAAAAAGAAGGGGGGCCGAAGCCCCCCTCCCAATCAGCGTAAGTTACTGATTTATCAGGACGAACCCGGCGAACCGAAGATGCCGAGCGGGTCACTCCAGCCGAAGCTGTAACGCTCGCGGCTCTTGTAACGGACGTTCCCCGTGTCGAAATCACCATCCATGGAATTCGCCAGCGGCGAACGGACGAAGTGCTTCAGGCCATTCGGAACATCGGTTCGGAGGAACCAGCCGTTCGTGTCGGTCAAGTAGTGGTTGACCGTATAGCCTTCCGGGATCGAGCCCATCGCCTTGAGGGCGTTGATGTCGTTATCAGCGGTCGAAACACGGAGCTCCGTGTCAAGAAGACGCTTGGCGACGAACATCAAGGACGGGGGCACGATGAGCTTACGCGGCTTCGCCGCAATGAGCAGACCACGTTCGTCAGTCCAACCAGCGATCTGGATCACTGCAGCCTCAAGCGAAGTCTCGTTGAGGTCCGAAGCGGTCAGACGGTTGCTGTTGACGCCGCCCGAAACGAGCGGATGGTTCGCATTGCAGAGCGACACGCCGTCACCACCGGTCACACCGGCAGCAAAAGCGTTGTTCAGGACCGAAGCAGCCTTGACCTGCTTCGTGTACGCCATAGCGCGGGCAAGGCCCTTGGTGTAGCGCTTGCTGAGCGAGTCGTACAGATTGTCCTCAACAGCCTCTTCCGTGATGGAGAAGCCGAGAGCAATCGTCTCGTGGTTGTAACGAGCCGTCCAAGCTTCCTGCGCATTATCGTACGCAATGGCCTGACCCTCGGGCTTGACCGGGGCAGCGGAGAACCCGCTCAGCTTCGTCTCTTCTTCAAAGGAACGCTCGGAGGTCTCAGTCTCGTAGATCTCCTTGTGCTCCTCACCATACTGCTTGTACTCCAGACCGAACAGGGCGTTCAGGCCGGGCAGCAGCTCCTTAAGAAGTTGTGCGCGTGAAATAGCCATTTCTTAGAACTCCCTATTAGGTGCCGACCGTGTTGTTGTACGCGTGGTAAGTCGCGTTGAACTTCACGATGAACTCAACAAAGTTGCCGCTGGTGTTAACCGAATCGGGGACGATATCAATCACGCGAAGCGGCAGCGAAGTCGCAACGTTGTTGATAAAGACGCCCATACGGCTGTTGCCAGTCGTCGAGGAACCCGTGTTGAGAACGAGCTCCGCATTGGTGCCAAACGAGTTGGCACGGCTGATGAACGCCGGGAGAAGACCGCCCGTCGAACTATCCGCCACGTTGCTGGTCACGTTGACGACACGGTACAGCGCGTTCGGATCATCCGAGACATACGCCGTGATGTCGTCAGCCGCAACACTACCGGGGTAGTACTGCGAGAAGAGCTTCTGCTTCGTGGCCGGGTTCGTGTAGGAACAGCCGAGGAACACGCCGATCACACCGGCAACCGAGTTGGTGGCCTGATTCTGAAGGGTCGTGATGATGACATTTCCCGACGAGTTCAACTGCACGACATCGCCGTTATACATGGCAGTGCCGTAGTTGTTCCCAATCGCGATCTGTCGAGTAGCACCCGCAAACGGAAGGCCGCCAACCAAGTTGACCGGCTTAAGTCCGTAAGGGGCATCAACAGTGGGGTAAGCCATTTGATACTCCTAAAAGATGAATTTATTTACCGCCACGCCCGAACGAAGTGGTCGTACGCTTCTCATTGAAGAGCGGCATACGGGCGTCGTTCTGGCGCATAAAGTTGTTGTCAACGGCGTCCATCTGAGCTGCAGCCTGCTTGAGATAGAAATTATCTCGCTGCTTCATCATCTCTTCAGGGGCCTTGCACAACAACAGCCCGCCGATCTCGACATTTCCCTTGAAGCGGGAGTTCGGATCAGCCTGTAACATCAGCTCCGGGTGGTCTTCGGCCTTGCAAGGCTCCCAACCTTCACGGAACTTGGAGGACGTATTCGTTGGGTCTGCTGTGCCCATCAAACTGGTCCGGATCCACCTGAATACCCAGCCCGGCTGTTCCTTGGGTGAAGGAAGAACCTGTGGGGGTGCCCAAGCGAGTTTGCGCAGCCCGGATTCTCGGTTTTCGAGTTCACGAGTAAGTCTGTTCTCAGCCATTGTTATTCTCCAATTTCATGATTTCACGTGCGTACTGTTCATTGCTAATGCCAAGCTTCTTGGCAAGCGCAACTTGAGTCGGTGTCAGGCGGACCTGACGCGGCGCGGTTCCCCGCGTTACTGGAGCCACTACATTGGCTTGCTTTGTGCGAACAGGCTTTTCTTCCTGCTTCGTTTGAGTAGGCTCTTCCTCGTCAAAGTAGTCAGGGAAGCGCTTCCTCATTGTCGAGTCAATTTGTAAGTAGTAATCATCACTACGCAGATCAACACCGGACCTTTCAAGTTTCGCATGCAAGCCTAGGGCGAGGGCGGTCATCTCCTCGTCTACACCAAACCAAGAGTTCTTTTGCTTCCACGCCTCGGCTTTGGGGTCCAGCGTAGGAGCATTGGGAACCTGTGGTGCCTGTGCTTGTTTAGTTTGTTGTACACCCAATTCTGGGTTTTGTAAAGAGGGCTGGAAGCGCTCGTACTCCTTAAGGCGGAGCTTGGCATCGGTCAGGGCTTCCTGTGCATCGGTGATTTTTTCAGAGTCCCCGGAGTCATATGCCTGCTTCAGGCGGTCCTTGGCAGTGTTGAGGTCATTAGTAGCAGCCTTGGTAACCTCTTGGATGTAGGCTTTTTCGCCCGTCCCAAGACGCTGTTTCAGACGACGGTTCTCTTCCATCTGGGCCTGAGCAAACTTAAGAGCTTCGTCTTTTTCACGGGAAACGGCCTCTTTAGCACGACGCTCGTCGTGCCAGACCTTCTTCATCTGCCCAAGGCGCTTCTTGACCTTTTCGGAGTACTCCTCAAGATCGTCCTTGTCGAGCTCGTCCACGATCTCCTTCGGGAGAGGCTTACGGCCCCTATCCTCTGGCGGGGTATCGTCCTCGATCTTGACCTCAAACTCGGGTTCTGCTTCTGCCTTATCGGCAGGGATCTCGTCGGGAAACTTAAATTCTTCTTGTTGCATAAAAACAACTCCTTATGCGCGACGGATGCCACGGGGGTCTTGGACCACCGCTTCCACCGTGTCGTCGTTGATGATGCGGAACTCACGTCCGTGGATGACCACGCGGGTGCCGGAATAGGGTCGTGTCAGCACGAAGTCCCCCTCCTTACACCACGGCCCGGTCGGGAACCGATCCTTGTCGGCGTAGCAAAGGTCACCCATCTTGACGATGAACAGGACGACGGTCGTCTGCTCTTCGGTCTTCTTGGTGTCCTCAGCCTTGATCAGTCCCCCTTCATACTCCTCCTCCACCTGCGGCACTGCGCAGAGGATTCGGTACCCTTTCGGCTCAGGGAGAAGCTTTGCCTTCTCTACTTGCTCTTTAGTCGCTTCAATATCAATGTTGCTCATCATCGCGCTCCAAGCGTTTTGCAAGGTCTTTGATGTGATTCTTTGCGAGTTCAAGACCCTGTAAAGCCCCGCAAAGTCGTTTGTATTCGCCCTCGTCCAGTTTGCCCTGCACAACGGCTTCAACGATCAAGATGCGCTCTTCTTGGAGTTTTGCGTCCAAGTATTCCAGAGCGTTGGAATAACTCATTTAACTCTCCTTTTTTACGCCCCTCGGCTGGTTTGCGGCACGTGATGCCGAATCTCTAGTTTTTGCGATATCGATGCCCATACGCATCCCCGCCTCCTGCTGCTTGGCAGACAAGCTGGTCTTATGCTTCTGGATATCCACACCGAGTCGCGCAGCGTCAACCTGCGTACGGTTAGTGATTTCTTGTTTACGCAGTTCAAGTTCGTCGGCCTTGGTAGCCGCCATGATCTGCATTTCTTGCTGCTTGCGCTGCAGTTCGGCCTGCTTAAGCTGCACATCGGCCTGCATCTGCTGCTGTTTGATCTGAAGCTCCTGAGCACGAAGCTGGAGTTCCTGCTGCTGCATCTGAATAACAGGGTCTTGCTGTTGCTGCTGGGCCTGTTGAGCTTGCGCTTCTGCAATGTCTTTTTGAAGCAGTTTGGCGGCAGCGATGGACGAAAGGCGCGACACTTGTACTTCTGCTTCTTCAGGCAGGTAATTTTCGTCCTTGTCCTTATCCGGAGCAGGGGGCAATGCAGCACCAAGCTGTTTCTCAATCTCCTTGCGATACTGAAACGCAATGTGCTCCATCAAGTGCGCCTGAGCAGCGCCCATGAGTTGCTGCGCCATAGGGTTTTGCCCCACGATCTGCATGATCTTTGGATCTTGCATAGCCGACATATGAACTTGGATATGTGCCTCGTGATCCTGATACAAGAACGCTTTGACAGGTTTACCCGTCAAGATATTCATGTTCTCGGTGACAGGGTCTACGGGTTTGGCATCGTCCGGCAGCGGGATGATCTTGTCGGCGTTCTTGACCCCAAGGGTCTCGATCATCTGCCTGTGAAGATGCGGCAAGTCATATATCTGCGGGGCGGTCTGCGAGAGCTGCAGCACGGCTTGGTACTGCACAATCTTCTGCGACATCGTGGCCGCGTTCGGGTCCGAGACCGGGATGACATCCACGTCATCGTAGTCGGCCTTCTTGGCCTTGCGGCTGCCCACCTCGGGCTCGTACGAATACTCATCCGGGGTGTTGTCACGGATGATGCCCGCGAGGAGCTTGAACTCCTGCTTCATCGTGTAATAGATGCGGGCCTGCACCGCGCTCATCACTTTGAGAACACGCTCAAGGATGGCAAGCGTCGTACCGACCGGGGCCTGCGAAGACATGTCGCTGACCTTGAGGTCCGACACCGCAGCGAAGCGGCGTCCTTCCTCGACAATCCGGTCCATGAGGAGGGAGAGCGTCTGGCTTGGCTCCTTGTACGGCAGGGGCAAAATGTTGTCGCGGATCGCACCCGAAGGCACGTCTACGTCACGGAACTCTCCGGGAGCAATGGGGGTGTCGTCGCCCTTGATACGCAGGCCACGTGACTTGAGACCACCCGGAAGATTGCTGAGAGTTCCAGCATCGACAAGCTGGCGCAGGAGCGAGGTGGCTGCCTTAGAGTGGCCGCCGATGAGATGAATAAGTCCAAAATAGTAGAAGCCAAAGCCGGGGATGTACCCGTAATGCACAAAGTGCTGCCGCTTCTCCTTGAGTTTGTCATCTTCTCGCCAGTTGCGCCGAATCGCCAAGATCGTCCCGGTGCCCTTCTCGATGGTCACTACATAAGGAAGAGCGAGCCCGGTCTCGTTGTTGTCCTTATCGACGTCGGGATAGCCCGGCAGTTCGATGTTGACGTGCATCTCAAGAAGCTGGAACCGGTCGTCCATCGACGCCGAAAAGCCTTGATCCTCTGCCTTCTGCTTCTCAACCTCGTCCATCGTGCGGATCGGGTCACCAAGGTCGATGTCCCGGTAGAACCCCGCATACTGGAGCTTGCGCAGCTCGTTCTTGGTCTTACGCATCCGGTGCGTGACACGCTCAGATGACTCAAGGTTCGGCGCACCGTAGGGGACGATGATGTCCTCAGCCGGGATAAAGACCGCAGTCTGACGGTTGAGCGAGGGATCGAAGTACATCTTCTTGAAGGCGTTACCCGACAGGGCAAGCGAGAGGAGCAGGCGCTCATGCTCCGGGCGGTACTCCTTCATAACCTCGGTCAACTGATAGTTCATGTCGTCCGCCACGCGAATGGCGGCGTCCTTCTTCTCCGGGGTCTCCTTACCTACGATCTTGGTCTTGACCGGCCCGGCAGCGGGGAAGGTCTCCATGATGGTCTCAGACTGGAACTTGACCGCCGACTCCATTAGGAGGGGGTGGAACACGCCACACGCACCCGGCCACGGCTCCGTACGCTCCTCGTACTTGATGCCAAGAATCTTCAGGCCCTTAATATATGTGTCGAGCCAGTCCTTGCGGCTAGAGAGGTCCTGCTCAAAGCTTCCAATAAGATCGCCCGCAAGACTCTGCAGGTCGTTCTCGTTCATGTAGTCGGCAAGGTTTGCGTCGAACTGTTCAGCGCGGGGCTCTTCTTTCATGAGCTCGATGACAGCACCGTCGATGCCGATAGTCACTGCCTCCGGGTCCACAATCTCAATCTGCAGGTCGGGCTCAGAGGACAGGGCGTCAAGCCCCATCGGAGCTTCGTACAAACCTTTATCAATAGCCATCTAAAATCTCCTAGTAATACGCTTCGCGTCTGTGGCTCTTGAACCACTTGGTCGGCTCGGGCTCATCTGTCGGCAGGCGTATGAACCCGCCTTGCCTGAACCTCAAGAGTGCCAAAGTCGTCGCGTCCACCAAGTCATCATGTGTGCCGGATGGGAAGTCGTTGCACTCCTCGACCACCTCCCAAGCCCAGCGCCTGTCTGGTACCCAGACTATACCTGAAGAAAAAAGGTCAGATACGGCGTTTACTCTGCTTATCTTGTCCTGACCCTTGCCCGGCGTGAACTCGCTGAGGGGCACCCCCATCCGACGCATCTCCTGATAGAGCGCCGCACCGTTCGATTTCTTCTCGACGATGAAGGAGTCCGGCTGCCAGTCCTTGTACTCCTCCAGCACCCGCTGCTTGAGCTCGGGGAACTCAAGGCGCTCCTTGACGGCGTTCAGCAGGATGATGTTGTAGTTGTTGGTCTCCTCGTTGAAGAAGACGCCCCAAGTCAGGAGGGCATTAAAGTCCGACCGGTTGGTCTTCTCCTGCGCGGCGTCAAGCGACATTATTATGTGCTCGCACTGTGGCGGGGTCTCCTTGTCCCAGACCTGCCACCACTCCCGCTTGATGAGGGCACCTTCCTCCGATGTCGGCTGCTGCATGTACTGGGCCTGCCAGTACCGCACGTCCATCGAGGCTTTCTTGCCCATCAACTCGTCAATGCCCCAGAACTCAGGCCAGAGCGGCTTGTCGTTCAGGATCGCCGGGAACTCGACCACTTCCCACTGATCAGTACCCTCTTCGCGGGTCATGTGGTCCACGATCTTGCCTGTCAGGTCGGATTTACTCCAACGAGTCATCACCACGATGATCGAGCCACCCGGCATCAGTCGCTGGACTGGACCGGACTGAAACCACTCCCATGCTGGCTCAAATACATCTGCTCGACCTTGCTTAGCATCCTGTTCAGAATGAGGGTCGTCAATAATAAAGAGATCGGCACCACGGCCAGCAAGAGCGCCACCAACGCCAATAGCGAAGTACTCGCCATTAAAATTCGTACCCCAACGAGACGCAGACTTACTGTCCGCTTGAAGCTCAACCTGCGGGAAAATGTCACGGTAAGACTCCGAACCGACCAAGTTACGCACCCGACGACCAAAGTTCACCGCCAAATCGGCAGTGTGGGACGCCATGATGACCTTCTTCTGCGGGTTTTTGCCTAGGAACCAAGCAGGTGCTAGGTACGAGATCATCTCCGACTTGCCGTGACGCGGGGCGATGTTGACGATGACTCTTCTCTTTTTGCCTGCCTCTATGTCCTCGAATATCTTGGCCAGTTTGTGGTGGTGCGGACCCACTTTGTAGCCCGGATACACGTGCTGGATGAAGTCTAGGAACGAATCCTTGCCCAATTTCTGCGTGATCTGGGTCTGATACTGCTTCAAGAGCTCCGCAACACGCCGTTTTTCCTTCTCCGGCATCGTCGGCAGGGCGCTTTTCAGCTTTTCGAGGTTTTTAGGCGTCAGTTGCAGCACTTTTCTCGCCTACAACCCGGTACTCAATGCCATCAAGCACCGACATGAGCTCCTTCTCGACCTCCTCGATGGGCTTTATCTGCACGGTCATCTCAGTACGCCGCTTAAACGCATCAACTCCGTCTACTTCGCCGAGCTTTGTGAGCGCTGCAATGCGCTCTTTGCCGCTAGTGGCGTGCTCTACCTCGTATACAAGCTTGTTTATGACGTAATTTTTGAGCTCTGACAGCTCATCGACAAGCGAGCAGTTGCTCTGCTGTATAAGCCCAGCCAAATACGCCATCGTTTCATTGGGGTACTTGCTGAATTCAATGCGCTTCTTGGGATCGTCCATCATCTGACGAGCAAGCTCTTTGGCTTCGTCTACATTTTCCTGCGATGGGACGAGGGGCTTACCCGTCAAGTCTGATATCAGCTTGATGGTTCGCGCACGCATCTCTATTTCTTGTTCACGAGACAGATCAGGCAGCGCCTCAGCCGCATTAGTTGGTAGCGGTATGGCTTCGTCGATCAGGGGGACAAGTATCGGTGCATCCATATTTTACGCAATATATAGGAAAACTTGGCATGGTACCAAATTTGGTACCGGGGGGTGTTTATATATACAGGGGGTGGGGGTCAAGTTGGCAAAAAACGGACGTTGTTTGTGTGGAACTGAATGTATAGAGGTCGGTGACAGGAGGTAAACGATAAGCGGCCTATACCCCCACCGTGGGGTCTTGGTATGCCAATTTTCACGATTCGATTTGGGCTTGCGCCAGTCGCCACGAAATTACGGGATGGGGTCAAGTGCTTGCGTTGCGCCGCGCAGCGCGGCTTCGCTAGTTGATATTACCACCTACCCTGTGCTATACTAGCATCGTCGATTGGGATTCCATTCGATGCGCGCCGCACGCTCTGCGGCTCCTGACACTGTCAGGATTTCATGAGGTACATGCTATGTCGAAGTTCAATCTGTCCGCTGCTGTTCAGGCTCAACTGGATGCGGTCGCCTCTGCTGCTGCGGATGCGTTCGTCGCTGATAAGGTTAGTTGGGAGCCGGTCGCGTTTGCGTTCGGTCAGGCTGTAGAAGAGGCCGATATCCCCACGATTAAGAACGGCGAAGGTGTGATAGTCGGGGCTGATTGGGAATCGGAAGGCGGCAAGGCTGTAGTCGCCTACATCTCGCCTAAAATCCTGACGGCTCTTTCTAAAAATAAGTACTACGATGTTGCGGTTCATCGTGTCGGTTCGGGTGATGAGTATCTGCCAGTCGATGAAGCGCATCCTGCGAATTACACCATTACGGGCGCGTTTGCGGTAACTGCTAATTTGAACGATTTGGCCTCGGTTAAAGAACGGCCAAACGGCATGAAGGCATGGCTGCGAGGTGGCGTTATTGGTGAGCGACCTGACGGTGACGCTAAAGGGCTGCGCGATAAGATAAACAACAACAAGGATCAAGTCGTGCGGCGTCTCCGAAACAAGGAAAATGAGCGGCGTCAGGCTCCGACTAAAAAGGATTTCGTCGATAAACTGCTCGACTTGTATAAGGGGCTGAAAGGGGCGCGGGATAAGTACGAGGAAGCCGGTAATGTCTGCGCTAATGATGCGGAGTTCAAAACACTTTGCATGGAATTGGCAGACAAGGCGTTGAAGCGTCAGCCGAAAAAGTCGGCGAAGTAACTAACGAGGGGGGGCGGCGCGAGCCGCTCCCCTTTCTCACGCCCCATCGGGTTCTGCCCGGTGGGGCTTTTTTGTGCCCGGTCGCCACGCGAGACCAGTTCTAACGAAGCCAGTTTTATTGAGACCAGTTCTACGGAGACCAGTTCCTACGCCAAGGGGCGAGGCGTAAGGCCAAGGCCAATGGTCAAGGCCAAGGCTAATGGCTGAAGCATTGTTTATACCATGCTGACACTGCTCTAAAACAACTCCCACAATCCCTCCTGACATTGTCAGGACAATGTTTATACCATACGAGTACTGACAGGGCTCTAAGCAATTACGGCGTGAGAATCGGTTTGCTTAAAGTATGAATTCTTTGAAGTTTGAGACTTTTCGAGACCGAAACTTATATTATAGCGGTTGTAATAAAGAACAAAACCCCGTTTTTTGGCCTATTTGTACTCACACATAACTGAACACCGTACAAACTAAGTCTTTGAATGTAAAAGCGAAATTGGCATTTTGTACGCTTGTACGCTTGTACGGTCACTTTGGGCGAAAACCCCTGCATTTGACAAGTTTCGCAAGTGCAAAAAATTTCCGCAAAAATTAGATTTTACCCGCCGCCCTCTATATTCCCAAAATCACGGAACAAGCGAACATTTACTACTTCTTCTTCTTCTTCTTAAATATATTATATATAAAAATCAATAACTTACATATTCTAAAGTTCAATCAAACTGACCTTATCCTGTTCTATTTAACAACTTCAAAATACCGTACAAACGGAACAAGATATTACCACTTTCCACTTTATCCCATTACATTCAAGCACTTAGCGTGTACGGTGCTGAAAAACCGCACATTTCCTGACATTGTCAGGACATTGTTTATACCACGCTGAAACTCTTCCCATACTCAATTAAAACTTCGCTACCCCCAAGCAAATTATTTTGCTTCCCGCCTTGACATGAGAGTTCAGTTAGGTTATAATATAGTCTATAGTGAAAGAAGCGCGAAGCAAGACCAAAGCCGACCGACCCCCACCCAACCAACCTAATCCACCCAATCCTGACATTGTCAGGACACACAGCGAGGAGGCCGATATGAGTTGTTTCTGTAGAGTTTGCGTTACCCACGGCATGTTCACCCCAGTCGAGCCACGCAGACACAAGGCGGGATTTGATACCTGCCTACCCTGCGGGGAGCGCGAGGCACGACAGGTCAAGCACACGATAGTGCCGATGCACAAGTCGAACTACATGGTCGTGTCGGATAAGACACTACTTGCCCAAATCACCCGCCCCGGTCGGGGCAGCAGTCACTAGGAGAACAAGGCATGAGCAAGACAAGAGACGAGGAATGGTTCCACGACGATCAGGCTCGCTGGTGGGACGACCAGAAGCGTGACGAGGACGAGTTACGGCAGATGCGCGAGGAGCAGATACGCGACGAGATAGAGACCGAGGTGGTCAAAGCGTTCGCGGAGGAGTTCCTGCCCACTTACGAGGACAAACTTAAACGGATAGCCGCTGCCGTTTACAAGCAAGGGTTCATGCACGGGTTCGCGGCTGCACTACTAGGTGCAGGTGCGTTCATTTTTATTCGCTAGCCTGTTGACATGAGAGTTCAGTTAAGTTATAATATAGTTACAGTGATTAATTTTTTCGAGGCTTGGCCAACAAAATCCTGACATTGTCAGGACAACTACTAGGAGAACTATGTCATGGAAATCTTGAAGAAGCCCGAACACATCACATCGTTGGCGACGAGCGGCATCCTGCTGCGTGCCAAGGTCAAGGTCTGGACTGCGACCAAGCAGGATAGAGATATCAGCGACGAGGTGACATCCAACAAGAAGGCCGCACGCAACGCGGGGCGGTACACCAAGCAACTCTTTGCTGATGTGCAGGAACTGCGCGTACTCCTGAACGACCGGCAGACTTGGTACAACTTTATACAGCGCGTGACTTACCCATGGGACGGTGAGTGGGGCTACCTGCCTACATCGCGCATCCCGCAGGTCATGGCCGAGATTAACCAACGCAAGGCTAAGTCGATGGAGTTACTGGAGAACTTCATCAACGCCATGCCCGCAGCGGTATCCAACGAGGCGTTCGTGCAGGGTGACATGTTTAACCGAGACGATTACCCGACTCCTGACGAGGTCAGGAGCAAGTTTCGCATCATCGTGCAGACCATGAACATCCCCGAGGGTGACTACCGAGTGACCATCGCCGATGACCTTGCCGAGGACTTGAAGCGCAACTTTGAGGCGCAGACACGCGACATCATCAAGGACATCCACGACAAGCAGAACGACCAATTGGTCAAGGTATTGCAGTCGTTCTCACACTGCTGTGATAGCGAGACGGTCATGGAGGATGGCGAGGTCAAGGTCAAGCGCAGGAAGATGTACGAGTCAACCCTGACCGATGCACTGGAACTCTGCGACACATTCGCTGACTTCAATCTGAACAACGACCCGCGTTTGGAGGAAGCGCGGCGTGACCTGTTGCGTGTACTGGACGGAGTGACCATCGACCAACTGCGTAACAACGACACCAAGCGCATCGTGGTCAAGGAAGGCGTGGACGACATCCTCGCCAAGTTTGGACTGTAATTTTAATCTAGGAGATTTATGTCATGGCTACTAACACGATTGATTTCAACAACCCCATCACCCTTGCTCAGGCTCGTGTGGCTATACGCACATTGGGTACCACCAATACAGCCATCATCAAAGGCGAACCGGGGTGCGGCAAGTCAACGCTCTTGAAGATGCTCAAGGAGGACATGGGCGACGGGTACGACTACATCTATGTGGACTGCCCGGTCAAGGACATTGGCGACACCGTTATGAGTGTTCCTGACAATGACAGGACTCGACTGACTCAGGTCGTATCTGACTTGTTCATGCTCGACAGCCCGAAGCCGAAGGTCATCATGCTCGACGAGTTCATGAAGACACCGAAACTTCTACAGACCATGTGGACTCGACTGATGCTTGAACGGACAGTGGGTGACCATGTGCTGCCCGAGGGTTCGGTTGTCTTTGCGACAAGCAACAATGCGTCGGACGGTGTAGGCGACAGCATGCTCGCACACGCAGGCAATCGTGTGACCATCTATAACTTGCGTAAGTCTAACGCAGCCGAGTGGAACGCTTGGGCGACGGAGAACGACATCGCCCCCGAGATTCGTGCTTGCGTGGCTATGAACCCGCGCATGATGGCGAGTTACTTGGACGGCGGACAGGACGACAACCCAGTGATATTCAACCCCGCCAGAAAATCCCTGTCGTTCGTGACGGGTCGGTCGCTTGCCAAGTGTGACCCCATCGTGCGTAACAGACATGTGTTGGGTGATGTACTGACCAAGGCATCGCTTGCAGGGACTATCGGCGCAGCCGCAGCCGAGTTGATGAGTGCGTTCTTGTCGCTCGCTAACGAGTTGGTATCGGTCAAGGATGTTATCGCTGACCCTGACAATGTCAGGATGCCTGAGAAACCCGCCGCGCTGTTCATGATGATGTTCAATGCAATCGACACCATCGAGACGCAGGACGAGTTGGCATCGTTCATGAAGTTCTTGAACCGCATCAAGTCTAGCGAGGTTCAGTCTGTGTTCTTCACGATGGCGATGCAGTCCAAGCGCGTCGGCAAGTTGGCAGTGAGGAACGAGCAGATTAAGGACTGGGCGAAGAACAACTACGAGTTGCTTATCTAATCATCATCTAGGAGGCATGTCATGAACGCAGCAGTACAAACCATGGACGCTGAGTTGAAGTTGAAGAAGGCGCACATCCGATTGATGCGTCACCCTGAGACTTGTCTTTACTCAGGCATCATCCTGCTAGGCGATACGCAGGTGGTGGACGAGGACGACGAGGTGCCAACGGCGTGTACCGATGGTATCAATACATACTACGGTCGAGGGTTCTTGAACGGGCTGACCGTCGAGGAGACGGCAGCATTGGTGCTGCATGAGAACCTGCACAAGTTGCTCAAGCACATCGCACGGCACAAGGACTTGAACGAGAAAGACCCGATGCTTGCGAATGTGGCGATGGACTTTGTGGTCAACGACATCATCATGAATCTCAAGGACAAGACGCTGTGTACCTTGCCGCATGGTGGTCTGTATGACCCGATGTTTCACGACTGGTCGGTGCGTCAAGTGTTCGACTACCTGTGGAAGGAGAAAGAGCAGAACCGTGGAGGCGGCAGCGGCGGTGCTACGCAGAACAACGGTAAGCCTAACGGACCACAGAAGCGCGGCGAACCGCTGGACAAGCATGACTACAAGGGCAAGCAGGGGAAGGACGGCAAGGGTGGTGGCGAGTTGACACCCGAGCAGCAGCGCGAGTTGGAGCGCAAGATTAACGAGGGCTTGCAGCAGGGTGGCATCCTTGCGGGGAAGTTTGGCGTGGACATACCTCGCACCATCAAGCAGGAGATGGAGCCGGAGATTGCGTGGGAGGATGTACTCGATGACTTCTGGTCGGGGATTATGCGGGGCATGGACGAGTTCACATGGTCGAGACTCAACCGTCGCCGTCTGGCAGATGACTTGTACTTGCCATCGTCTTACTCCGAAACGGTAGGTCAGATGGTGTTCGCCATCGACACATCAGGCAGCATCGACAACGCAGCGATTAGCCGCGTCGCAGCCCGTATCAGCAACCTGTGTGAGTTGTACCCGCCAGAGTCGGTCATCGTGCTGTGGTGGGACACTAGGGTTCACGCCGAGCAGCGGTTCGAGAGTACTGATTACAGCAACATCGCAAAGTTGTTGAAGCCGGTCGGCGGAGGCGGCACGCGAGTCAGTTGTGTGAGTGAGTACATGAACAAGCAAAACATCAACCCTGACGGTGTGATTGTCTTCACCGATGGGCATGTCGAGCATGATGTCAAGTGGGAGGTGCCGTGTCCGACGCTGTGGTTGGTAACGAGCAGCAAGGCTTTCAACCCGCCCCATGGGCGCAAAGTGATGGTTAAGCAATAACTAGGAGGTATATGTCATGGCTAAGAAGATTAAAGAACAAGTCGATTTGAGCGATATGTTTTACGACGGCGTACATGATGATGCGTCAAAGGCAAAAGTGATGCGCTCTCCGTTGTGGCCTCTGGCTGTAGCGGTGTATGCGTACTTCAAACCGTTGCGGCTTGGCCCCGTTTGCCATTCGGGTATTGATGGGGAGTTGTTTCATTTCCTGACAGAGTCAGGACTGCCCGTGGTGTGTTTGAACCGGGGGACTGACGGCGATATAAGAGTCATGACCGCTGACCGAGGCGTTCATGGATGGGCGGTTGACAAGACGCTGCCGTACACGAGTGTTCTTAAATCCAACAACATCCGATATGTCATAGCCAAGTTGAAGCCTAACGCACACCACGATGCCAAGGATTGCCTCCATCGCGCCATTGAAAAAGCGAGGGTGGCGATGTCCGAGTTTATGTCTAAGGCGTTGGATGATGTGGTAGATAACTTGGCTAACAGTCGCATGAGCAAGCCGCAGGTAGAGATGCCTAGTCATTTACCCGCTGTTCTTATGAGGATTGTCATAGAGGGCAAGTCCAAGGACAGTATTGCCCCGAGTCAATTACGCGAATTGACTACTGCTTATTCTGATTACATGGCAATGAACGACAGGTTTGAAGCAGCAGTCAACCGTGGTGCGGACATGTTCAACGGCGACAAGTGGGTGGCTATCAATCGTGTACTGGGCGGTGTCATCGTCGGCGCTGTGTCAAGTAAGCCATTGCTTGCGGCGTACGATATCTACAAAGAGAAGGGGGGCTTCCCTTCCTCTAGTTCCCACAACTACATCGAGCCGGTTGTGCCGTTCAAGTGGTACAAGAACATCGAGTCGGTGCCGCAAGACATCCGTTCGGAGTTCGAGTTATCCGCTGTAATGCTGAGAGCGCATACGAACTCTACAGGCATACTGCCCGACATTAGGGAGAGTAACGGGGGCATGGTGGTATGGGAGCCTGTCGAGGCGTTCGGCTTCTCCTCATGGGCTACCAATTCAGCCGACTTCATAGTGTTCAACAAGTAAGGAGGACAAGGCATGAGCAAGAAGTTCCGAGTGTATGTGGTGTTTGAGTTTGATGGCATTGATGACCCCAGTAGCCCGGAGGCCGACGCGGTGGTCGATGAGATTACAGCGGAGACGAAAAAACTTGCCTTGGGTGATTGGTCATCGCCGATTTCGGCGGTGTGGATGGACGATGCAACAGTGGAGGTGTGAGATGAACGAGACGGACGATAAAAAATATTGGTATGCGCGTGGCTATTACGACGGTCGTACCGTAGGCATGGAAGACAGCCTAGGGGAACTTGATGGTGACAAAGACGCGGCGAGTCGTCTGGCCTACAAACGAGGTTATGACCAAGGCGTGTTCGATTACTGCGAAATGGACATTTTGGAGGACAAGGCATGAGCGAACAAGAACGACTCAACCGCATCGCTATCGCTTTGCGTGCGGCGTATGAGTTAGTGGAAGAAGGCAGCGAGGCGCATGGCTACATTGCTGAGGCGTTGGCCTACGCTGATAACGACTTGGCTAGTTTCGATGAGGAGGGCGAGGCATGAGCGAGAAGAAGCGAGTGGTGGTCACCATCAGGCGTGGTATCCCCGAAGTCATCGAGGCACCGGACAATATCGATGTCGAAATCTGGGACTACGACACGGACGGGATGCACCCAGACGAGTTGGACGAAGATGACAGCGGTCGTGAATATTTCTTGAGGGAGGGATGAACGCGCTTCCCAAAGCAGAACCAATCAACCTAGTCGGAGACCGGATAAGGTTTTTGTGTGAGTATAAAAATGGGCAATACAGTCTGCATATGGGTAATAGCATGTACAGGCATTTTGATGACACGACTTTGCCGGGCGAACTAAAGACTTTAATTGGACTGATAAATGGTTTTGATTGGGACTCGTTGCACAAAACACACTGGGCGAATGTAAGAGACGCAGCGTTTGATATCACATGGACTAGTCGTTCGTATTACCCAGAGGTATGTAGCGAAATTGGGTGGCGTGTAGCCGACTGCTATGCGCTAACTGTTCCATACAAGTACTTCATGGAGTTGAAAGGCGATGAGTCCTGACACTGTCAGGAGACAAAGTTCTGATTCATGTGGTAAGTTCTGTAGGAGTTTGTCCTATGGAGATTGCCAACATGACGCCCGAGGCGAAGGTTAAAGCGAAGGTAAAGAAAGTTTTGAACGATGTCGGTGCGTACTACGCCATGCCAATGGGAACTGGTTTCGGGAATAGCGGCGTACCGGATTTTTTAGTCTGTTGTAACGGGAGGTTTTATGCGATAGAGTGCAAGGCAAACGGTAATAAGCCTACCGCGCTTCAATTGAAGCATCTCGATGACATCCGCAAAGCAGGTGGCATCGCATTGTTGATTGATGAAACAACCGTAGAGAACCTACGCAAGGAGTTAGAGACATGACTATTAGTGCAAAGATTCGCCGTTTTTTGGCAAAGGGTGTGAGTGCGGATGAGATTGCCAAGAAACTTGGCATCAGCAAGAACCGTGTCTACACGGTGCGTTGGAAGGAAGCGAAGAAGACGGTCAAGCCTAAGAAAGTTAAGTCGGTTGAGAAGCAGGTGCATGACATCAAGGCGGAGGCGTGGAAGGAGCGCAATCCGTGGTTTGGCGTCAACGAGCAGAAGACCTCTGCGGCACTTGCCTATCACGATGAACTTTTGAATGACGGGATTGACCCGAAGTCCGACGAGTATTGGGACAAAGTGGACGCTAAGTTTGGCTCGAAGCCTAAGAAGAGAGCGGTGCTGACCGACGATGAAATCATCGCGCTGTTCGACCGTCCCAAGACCGACCTCGTGAATCACCCCGAGCACTACAAGGCCGGTGGCATCGAGACCATCGACTTCATCGAGTCCAAAGATTTGAACTACCGTCTGGGCAATGTTGTTAAGTACATCAGCCGCGCAGGTAAGAAGGACTCCGACCCTGTGCAGGACTTGGAGAAGGCTGCGTGGTACTTGAAGCGCGAGATCGAAGCGCGGAAGGGTGCGTGATGTTCCGTGCCATCAGGTATTGGTGGCTACAGCGCAAATTTAATGTCACACGGGAGTGGGGGCGAGTCCCCCCTCCCAACTGGCGCTGTGCAAGAAGTGGGAGGGAATACTGGTGAACGATAAAACTATGGAGTTTTCAAAGGACCGGCTCAACAAACAGATACGGGACCTTATGCTAGAGAACGGCCACCTCAAAGATTCGCTCTTTCGTAAGGACTACGAGTTAAACCAACTGCGCCGTGAGCTAGCAGATGCAGATAAGATGAGTAACTTCTTGAGCATCACGATGGGCATCATCCTCTTGGCGTTCGTCGTCTTCGCGTTGTACGCAGTCAAATTGACATCAGGAGCGTAGCCATGACCATTCAATATCAACCTGATTTGTTCGACGATGAGTGGGACAAACTGGCACACACTCCAGATGAGTACCGCCGGGAGATCCGGCAACTGCGTGAGCGGTGCTACAAGTACGCCAAGGAGTTGGAAGGACTTCGCTCTGACTTGGAAGCCCTGAGCAGCGAGATGGAACGGATGGAGAGGCAGCGATGACCGACAACATCACCCTGCCCCGCGAGGACATCATCAGGATGGCGCGGGAGGCGGAGGATTACGTTGATACCGTATACGAAAAAGGCGAGTACCACCCCGGATGGTTGGAAGTCTTTAATGTTCGCTTCGCCGCCCTCGTCGCAGAGGCCGAGCGGGAGGCGTGTGCGAAGATTGTTTATGGGCTGTGCGTCAGCGATAACAACGCGCAGGAAATTGTTAACGCAATCCGGGCAAGGGGGAGCAAATGACCGAAGAACCACTTGATCCGAACACGCTGTACGCTGACGGGTTTGAGAAAGCCTTGATTGGTCTTGGGTGGCAACACACCAAACTGATCGCCGTGTACGACTACAAAAAGTGCGTAGAGATACTGATGACACGCGAAGAGATGACGCACGAAGAGGCTATCGAGTGGATGGAGTACAACGTGGTCGGCTCATATGTCGGTGAGTACACGCCGATCTTTGTGGTAGGGGAAGACAGTGGGTACTGAAGAAGACATCCTTGACTTGATCCGTGAGTTACCGGGCGAGATCAACAACTCCGGGACCACGACCGAGTTCAAGTTCTTGACCGTAGGCAGCGTGCTCTGGGCGTGCCATGACGAGATTGTTTATCTACGTAAACGAGTGAGGGAGTTGGAAAATGGCAAAGGCAGTAAGGCTCAAAGCAAAGTCCGTCGCTGACTGCGTTGATTACCCGACAGCCGATCCTGACCGGGAGAAGGCGTGGGATAAGCTAATTAAAAGCAGACAGGGTAAAAACCTGAGAGACCACGGGTTCCCAAAGGACGAACACGGATTCAGGTTCCCGCTTGGCGGGTGCTACCACGAACTGTGGTGCATCGCTTGGGAGTTTGCGTGGGATGCAGGGTACAGAAGTCGAATGGAAGTGGAGTCAAAGAGTGAAGCAAAAACGCGAAAGAAGATGTAATGAGTGTTGGCATTTGTTTGCCAGTCCTGAGTCCATAAGGCTGCATCGCCTGATAGGTGGTCGGTGCCGCACTGAAGATGAGTTGAAGGCCGCAGGGTATACCCTGACCCCTAAAGGGTGGCTGCACAGCATGAACAAACCGAAAGAGGTATAGGGTGAGTTTTATCACACTTGATTTCGAGACGTACTATGCCAACGACCTTGGGTTCCGTACTCAGACCAACGAGGAGTACCTGAACGACCCGCGCTTTGAGGTGATTGGTGTTGGCATCAAGGTCGATGACAACCCGACCAAGTGGGTCACGGAGAACATCGCAGACGAACTCGCCATGCTTGACTGGGGCAACTCAGCCCTGCTTTGTCACAACATGATGTTCGATGGCGCTATCCTTGCGTGGAAGTACGGGATTGTCCCGGCGATGTATTACGACACGCTGTGCATGGCACGGGCGATTCACGGCGTTGATGCAGGTGGCTCACTCAAGGCTTTGGCTGAGCGGTACAACCTAGGCGTGAAGGGTACCGAGGTGGTCGATGCTTTGGGCAAGCGACAGGCAGACTTCACTCCTGAACAACTCGCAGCCTACGGGCGTTACTGCGTCAATGACGTAGACCTTACCTTCAAGTTGTTTGGCTCCCTGCTGTCAGGGCACTTCCCGCAGGACGAACTTGACTTGATCGACATGACGCTGCGCATGTACACGCAGCCTGTGCTTGAGGTGGACGATGCTCTCTTGGTTGACCGACTGGAGCAGGTCAGGGCGCAGAAGAAGGAATTACTCAGTGGCCTGATGGACGCGATGGGTGTCACGACCGTCGAGGAAGTCCGTGCGCGGCTTGCAAGCAACCCTCAGTTTGCCGCTGAACTTGAGAAGCACGGTGTCACGCCGCCCAAGAAGGTCAGCCTGACAACAGGTAAGGAGACGTTTGCCCTTGCCAAGAACGACGAGGCTTTCATCGAGTTATCGGAACACGATAATCCACTTATCCAACAACTATGCGCTGTCCGTCTGGGTACTAAGTCCACCATCGAGGAGTCGCGTATCGAGCGGTTCATTGGGATTGGGTCACGGAACCGGGGGCGACTGCCTATCCCGCTTAAGTATTACGGGGCACACACAGGCCGTTGGTCAGGGCAGGACTCCGTGAACCTCCAGAATTTACCGAGCCGGGACAAGAACAAGAAGGCGCTCAAGAACGCGCTGCTTGCACCGCTTGGGCACTACATCATCAACTGCGACAGCAGCCAGATCGAGGCGCGTGTCTTGGCGTGGCTTGCCGGACAGGATGATGTGGTCAAGCAGTTCGCCAACGGCGAGGATGTGTACTCCATATTTGCAAGCAAGATCTATGAGCGGGACATCTCCAAGGCCAACCCCGTCGAGCGGTTCGTGGGCAAGACCTGCGTCCTTGGCTTGGGCTACGGCACCGGGGCGAAGAAGTTGCAGCATACCCTCAAGACTCAGCCCCCCGGCGCTGACCTGAGCGAGGACGAATGCAAACGCATTGTCGATCTTTACCGGCAAAAGAACGACAAGATACCGGAACTTTGGGAGCAGAGTGACCTAGCACTCAAGCGCATGATGGCTTGGCCTTCAGGTACCCGTGAGAGTCCCTTGGGACAGCATGAGGCTGTATGGGTCAGCCCGCAGGGCATCCGGTTACCAAATGGGCTATACATTAAATACCCAAACTTACACGTGTCGGACAATAACAAGGTGGTTTATGCCTCACGCAAGGGCGTTCAGTCCATCTGGGGTGGGGCTGTTGTTGAGAACGTGGTGCAGGCGCTTGCCCGTATCATTGTCGGGCAGCAGATGCTTATGCTTAAAGAGAAGTACAGGCCAGTACTCACAGTACACGACGCCGCCGTGTTGGTTGTGCCCGAGCATGAACTAGAAGATGCGCTTGCGTTTATAACACAAGTAATGTCTACTCCTCCTAACTGGGCGGACGGCTTGCCCGTAGCATGTGAGGCGAAGTATGGACGATCATACGGAGATTGTTGAGGACTGGGAAATCCCAGACCCTCCATCAGATATAGAATCACTTCGCGCTGAAGTTCGTGCGTTGAATATATACGTTAAGACTTTGTCTCAGAGTTACGCAGGTGTGTGGCGAGAAGTGGTTGCACTACGTAAGAAAATACAGGATTTGGGATTGTGATTCACTGGTCATACAGCAGCCTTAAGGACTACACGAGTTGTCCTAAGAAGTATTATCACTTGAAGGTGGCGAAGGACCATGTCATTACAGTATCAGAGCAGATGCTGTACGGCACGGCTGTTCACAAAGCCGCAGAAGATTACGTCAGGGACGGTACTCCATTAGCCAAGAACTATGAGCAGTTCAAGGCATCCCTCGATGCGTTGTTGGCTATTGAAGGCACTCGTTATCCCGAATACGAGATGGCGCTCTACGAGGACAAGACCCCGTGCGATTTTGGTGACAGCAAGCGTTGGGTGCGGGGCATCGTAGACCTGTTGATAGTTGACGGCGAGTCGGCGTACATTGTGGACTACAAGACAGGTAACAATAAGTACCCCGACACGAAGCAGTTGAAGTTGATGGCGTTGATGACCTACGCGCACTTCCCTGCGGTGGACCACATCAAGGCGGGATTGCTGTTCATAACGCGCAACTCGTTTGTGCCAGAAGAGTACCGTCGAAGTGACATCAGTAGACTTTGGGCCGAGTTTACGCCTACGCTTGAGCGGCTAAGATTGGCCTACGAGAACAGTATGTGGCCCCCGTCTCCTAGCGGTTTGTGCGGATGGTGCCCGGTCAATAGTTGTAAGTTTCATAGGGATAGATAATATGAAAGACGCCGAAAAAGAGTACTACAGAGTTACACTCCCTTACGGTAAATGGACGACCAAAGACGGCACCGAGGTGCTGTTTAATCGTAAGTACCAGCCTATCTGGGTGAAGCACCCTGATGGAAAGGTCAATAGCGCAGCACGTGATTGGTGGGTTCCTAACCTCGTCAAACAAGAGTTTTACTACGATGAGAGTAACCTGCCATACGGCGACCGCCGTCTAAAGCGTACCCACGACAGTTTGGCTAGATGCTATGCGGCCCTCAACAAATTTGGAGTTTGAATCATGCCGTACGTAAACAAGGCTAGACCATACAAGAAAGAGTACAAGCAGCAGGTTGAGCGTGGTGAACACGACAACCGCATGGAGCGCCAACGCGCCCGACGTGGTTACGATGCCAAGGGTATCAGCCGCAAGGGTAAGGACGTTGCCCATGTCAAGGCGCTGTCCAAAGGTGGCAGCAACGGGGATGGTACCCGGCTTGAGCCGCCCTCAAAGAATCGGTCGTTCCGTCGCAAGTCGAACGGGGCGATGAAGTAGCCTCCACAAGGCGTGAGTGTGAGAGGAAGAGAGCTACACCTCCCTCTGCGGATCGGCATAGTCTGCTAACCACGTCAGTTGACGGCAAGCCCTAAGCGTGCCCTAGGCACAGCCTCCACCTTGAGCGTCAACCGTCTGGCCCACGTAACGGGCCTTTACCAAGTAGGACTCAGTATGAATATAGTAGAAAACACAGCAGTGCAGTTCAGTATTCCTGCAAAATTAGCAGACGCTCTTTACCACAACATCGAGAAGTGCGAATACGTAAACGCCACGTCCGATGTAAAAGAGATGATCTTGTATTGGGGCTATGAGGAAGCGTGCGCCGCTGCCAACATCATTGATGAGGAACAGCCGAACCCCTCACTGCCTAAGATTCCTTCTCCAATACTCAAGGATTACGACTGGCCCGGCATACTCAAGCCTTTTGAGCATCAGAAAGACACCGCTTCGTTCTTGTCTATCCGTAAACGGGCGTTCTGCTTCAACGAGGCAGGCACAGGCAAGACCTCCGCCGCCATATGGGCCGCTGATTACTTGATGAATAAGGGCCTGATAAGCAGGGTGCTAGTCATCTGCCCGTTGTCCATCATGCACTCGGCATGGCAGGCAGACATCTTCAAGACCGCGATGCACAGAACGTGCGGTATCGCGCATGGCTCAGCAGAAAAGCGTAAGAAGGTTATAGATGAAGGGTACGACTTCACCATCATCAACTACGACGGCACGCATGTCGTGTTCAACGAACTAGTTGCGGGTAAGTTCGACCTCATCATCGTAGACGAAGCAAACGCATACAAAACCGTGAACACGCGGCGTTGGAAGACGCTGGCTAAGATGCTGACTCCGCAGACATGGTTATGGATGATGACCGGCACGCCTTCTTCTCAGTCGCCTATCGACGCTTTTGGTCTGGCTAGATTGGTGTCTCCGCAACGTGTGCCTAAGTTCACGACCGCGTGGCGCGACAAGGTCATGTATCAAGTGACCCGTTTCAAGTGGCTACCAAAAGATACACACAAACTGGAAGTATTCAACGCGCTACAGCCTGCTGTCCGGCACACCAAGAAGAACTGTCTTGACCTGCCAGAACTCACTTATCAGACACGTGAGGTGCCGTTGACCCCGCAGGTTGTCAAATACTATAAGACCCTTAAACAACAGATGTTGATCGAAGCTGCTGGCCAACAGATCAGCGCCGTCAACGCGGCGTCTTCGCTACAAAAACTTTTGCAATTATCTGGCGGCGCAGTTTATTCAGACAAGCATCTGGTCATTGAGTTTGATGTGTCGCCTAGGCTGAACGCCTTGCAAGAAGTACTAGACGAAACTACAAATAAGGTTGTAGTATTTGTTCCGTACCTTCACACTATTGACGTCGTCTCCAAGTACCTCACCAAGCAAGGCGTGAGCAACGAGGTGATACAAGGCTCGGTAAGTGCGACGGGACGTGCAGCGATCATCAACAGATTTCAAAAGTCCGAAGACCCACGAGTGCTTGTCATTCAGCCACAGTCGGCGTCTCACGGCATCACGTTGACTGCTGCGGATACGATTGTGTTTTGGTCCCCGGTGATGTCGGTAGAGACATACCTACAGTGCATCGGGCGCATCGAACGTGTTGGACAAAAGAATGCAATGACTGTAGTGCATCTGCAAGGCTCTGACGTTGAGCGCAAGATGTACTCCATGTTGCAAGGTAAGGTCGATAGTCACCAAAAGATTGTCGATTTGTATATGCAAGAGTTGGAGGCTTGATGAATACTGAATCTTTGGTTGAGACATACATAGCCGTGCGAGGGCAGCGAGACAAGTTGCTGCGTGAGTACGAGGCGGCTGACGGAGCGCTTAAAGCTGACTTGAACAAGCTGGAGATGGCACTGCTTGATATCTGCAACGCTGTGAACGCGGACAGTATCAAGACGGCGCACGGTACGGTGATGCGCAAGGTGAACGAGCGGTTCTTCTGCCAAGACTGGGACAACTTCTACAAGTATGTTTTGGATAATGAAGCCGTGCAGTTGCTTGAGCGGCGGATTCACCAAGGCAACTTCAAGGAGCATATGAAGGCCATCGAAGGTGATGGCTTCCCACCGGGGGTAAGTGTGATGAGAGAGTTTGGTGTATCAGTACGTAAATCTAGTAAGGAGTAGTTCAAATGAGTAACGATATCACTGCTACAATTCTTAAGAACGAACTTGCCACTGTTCCGCGTGGCATTGACGACGATACCCGCGCAGTTGCGGGTGGCGGCAGCGGTAATCTGTCCAAGCGCATCTCCATCAAGGGCGGCGTGTTCCGCAAGATGGCGGGTGGCAAGGAGATCGGGGCCATCGAAGACCGGCACATGAACGTGATCTTCGTGAAGATGTCCCACACGCCGAGCCGTACCTATTACACCGGCACCTATAAGGAAGGCGAGAAGACCGCGCCTGCCTGTTGGTCAACCGACTCCAAGGTCCCTGACAAGGAAGTCAAGATCCCTCAGGCTGAGGCTTGCGACAAGTGCCAGTTCAGCATCAAGGGTTCTGGTCAGGGCGGTAGCGGTGCTGCGTGCCGTCTGTCGTGGCGTACCGCAGTTGTGTTGCCTGCTGACCCCGGTGGCGATGTCATGCAGTTGGTCCTCCCTGCTACGTCCTGCTTCGGCAAGGAAGAGGGTGGCAAGTGGCCCTTCCGTCCGTATATTCAGAAGTTGGCGGACAACGACATCAGCGCGGGGCGTGTCGTGACCAAGATGCAGTTCGACACCAAGTCGCCTGTGCCTAAGCTGCTGTTCTCGCCTATTGGTGTTGTACCTGAGGATGACACTGACACGATCAAGCGTCAGCGCGAGTCTGCGGCTGCTGAGAACGCAGTCAAGTTGAATGTTTATCAGGCGGAGGAGCAGACTAGTGCTACCCCTGTTGCGTCTGATGAGCCTAAACTCCGTGAACCCAAGAAGTCTGAAGCCCCTCCTTCTGGCGATGTCTCGGACGTTGTCAAGAAGTGGTCCAAGAAGTAAGGTGAAGTCATGCGGTCCTATGGTCAAAAGTTTTTGTTAGAACTGCGAGACGCAGACCCGGCTCGTTTGGGCGTCCAACTGGGCAGGTTGTGCGTAGATGCAAACCTGCCAGCGCTTTATGTAGCCAAGGTGTTGCAGGTGTCTAAGACTACAATCTACGCGTGGTTCCGTGGGCAGTACATCCGCGAACAAAAGCGTGCGACTGTAGAAGCCTTCATCACGCTCGTCCAGAAAGACATGGAAGCAGGGTTGCTGCCCTGCAAGACTACTTTGGACGCTAAGACGTATCTGTCAAAGATGGTAGGGGAGTCCGTAGTGCTTTAAGCAGGGCTTATCCTTTTTTGGCGGGGTGGCCTTCGCCCCGCCTTTTTTATCTGTGGACGTATATGCGAAAAGAATTTTACGAGAAAGCATTACCGTCGCAGGGCTTGTACTGTGCAGCCGGGATCGACCGTGACGGTCGTACTTACCATCGGTTTGCAGAGTCGCCTAGCGAATTGGAAGACTGCATCAATGAACTACAGCAGAACAAGTTAAACGTATTCGTAGCGCTTAACAGTTTCAGCCAACGTAGCAGGAAGACAGACTGCGCCTTGTTCTGCAAGACGCTGTTCATTGACTTGGACGTTGACCCTGAGAACGACAAGAAGTACGCAAGCAAGGAAGAAGCCCTTGCAGCGCTTGACGACTTCATCAAAGTCACCGAGCTCCCTCCTCCCGTGCGGGTAGATTCGGGCGGCGGCATCCATGCGTATTGGATACTTGATCAGGACGTGCCGTCTGCTGAATGGAAGCTTTACGCATCCAAGTTCAAGAAGCTGTGCCTTGACCATATCAAGATTGACCCTGCGGTCACGGCTGATGCGGCCCGTATCTTGAGATGCCCCGACAGCCTCAACTACAAGAAGGACCCACCCTCTGCAACCAAGTTTTTGGACACGGACTTCCAAGAGTGGTCGTATGCTGAGTTCAAGCAGTACCTAGGGGACGTGGCTAACGAGGCCACTTCCATCTTCGACATCCTGCCCAAGGGTATGGACGATGACACCAAGAAGATCGCTCGTATAGACAACTACGAGACTTCGTTCCAAGACATCGCTATCAAGAGCCTTGAGGGCACCGGCTGTGCCCAGATCAAGCACGCGCTGCTGAACCCTAAGACTATCTCTTACGATGAGTGGTACTCCGCGTTGGGTATCGCTCGGCATTGTGTAGATTGGGAATCGGCAATACATCAATTATCTGAAGATCATGACGAGTACGACCATGACAAGACGGTATGGAAAGCCAATCAAACGGTGGGAGCGCCACGTAGCTGCGACTTCTTTGCCTCAACTTGGCCCGAGCGGTGCGAAGGATGCGCATTTAAAGGCCGGATTCGTAATCCTCTTGGCATCGGACGACGCTTGGTTGAAGCACCGACGACCGAAAAGATTAGTGAAGAGGACGCAATTCGGGTCGAAGCGAATCCCCAAGAAATTCCGCCCTTCCCCACCCATCTTAGACCGTTCATCAGGGGTAAAAACGGTGGCGTGTACTACCTCCCACCCCCTGAGATAGACGATGAAGGGGTAAAGGTACAGCCTGAGCCGTCGTTGATCTCGACCAATGACTTCTTCCCTATCAAACGAAAGTACAGCCCCGGTGCGGGTGAAGTCTACGTCATACGCTTGGTGATGCCGCATGAGACCCGCGAGTTCGACGTGTCGATGGAAGTGTTCAACTCCCCTGACATGTTCAAGAAGATATTTGGCAAAGAGGGCGTCACTCCACCTTCACAAAAACATTGGTTTATGCTTATGGATTACATGAACAAGTGGGCGCAGTATCTCCAATCGCAGAGCGCTGCTGACATCATCCGCAGCCAGATGGGTTGGGCAGCAGACAACAGCGCCTTCATCCTCGGCGCTATCGAGATAGACAGTAACGGGGCTGAACGCAAGTCGGCCACGTCTCCGCTAGTCAAGGGCGTGGCTAAGATGATGGAGCCGCGTGGTAGCTATCAGAAGTGGCAGGAGTGCGCTCATGAGCTGAATCGGCCTGACTTTGAGATGCATGCCTTCGCTATGGGCATGGCGTTCGGGTCTCCGTTGATGCGGTTCTGCACGACCAAGGGCATGACGTTCTGCTACACGGGCAACACGGGCGGTGCCAAGTCCGGTGCTTTGATCGCAGCGGTCAGTGTCTTTGCGTCTCCTAACGATGCTAGCGTGTTCAAGGCGACCGACAACGGGTTCGTCATGCGTGCGCTTAACTTTAAGAACATCATACTAGGCATCGACGAAGTGAAGGATAAAGATCCGAAAGAACTATCGAACCTTATTCACTCCATTGCCCAAGGCAAAGGCAAGATCCGTATGCAGGCTAGCGTCAACGCGGAGCGTGAACAGGAGCTATCTGCCGCACAAATATCACTGTGGACTTCCAACGAATCCATGATTGACAAGCTGTTTGCAGCCAAGCGCAACCCGACTGGTGAGATGGCTCGTTACATGGAGTACCGCATCCCGCGCCCTGCGTATTTAGAGGAGAACCCAGATTGGGGCAGTCAGACCTTTGACCCGTTCAACGTTAACTACGGGTGGGCGGGGCGTGAGTACATCAAGAACTTGATGAACGTGGCAGATGCTGACAAGGAACTAGCAATAAATCGTTGGCGAGATCGTATCGGCCAGTCTAGATTTGGCAGGAACATATCTTATAGGTTCTTTGAAAACGCTGCTGCAGCTACGTTTGCCGGACTTGAGTTCGCCAGAGACTTTAATATCGTCGAGTACGACCTTGACCGTGTGTTTGACGCCGTGATGCTTCAGTCGATCATGGTGCGAGACAAGACCTCCAAGGAGCAGGCAATCGACTATGAGGGACTGATTACAGAGTTCTTCTCAGAAAACCACCGAGGCATCCTGATATTTAACAACGGTCTTAGCACTACGGATATCTATGGGCCATTGAAGGGACGCATGGAGTTGGACACCGGTCGTTTTTATATCTCTACCAAGCATTTTAATAACTTCCTTACGCTTGAGTGCAAGGTCAGCACCGCCGAAATGGAGCAAGTCCTGACCAAAAAGGGCGTATTCCTCGGCGTGGAGGAGAAGAAGCGGCTGACTCCCGGATGGAAGGGCGGCACTTTGAACGGCATCCGCTGCTACGTGTTTAAGTTGACTACGCCTATAGAACTAGTGGAGAAGATCGTTGCCGAATCAAGATCTAAACCTGAAGGAGCCTGAGTGGGTCTTCCCGTTTCAAGGCATGGACGTAGGGGACTCGTTCTTTATTCCTACAGTAAGGCCAGCAGGGTTGATATACGCAGCAGACTCCCGCGCCAAGGCATGCGGTATAAAAGTTAAATCCTATGCCTCGTCCAAGGAAGGACACCTTGGCGTGAGAGTCTGGCGCGTTGCTTAGCCTCCAGACTTAAGCTGCTCGACCCTGTATCGCTCGTACGGTGAGAGATAGAGTCCGTTCACGGACATCAACTGCTTCTCGCGTCTGTCCAGAATTGATTTGCGAAGCGTGCTCGCCTTAATAAAATACGGGCGCATCGGGTTGCGCTCGTTGAACGCACGAATACTACGGAGGGCTTCTTGGACGCCCTCTCGGTCCTTCTCCATCCAAGCCGCAGCGTATTGGTTCAGCAGGGAATCACGACGCTTCTCAAGTTTCTCGCTCAGCTTTGACTCCATACTTGCTTCTTCGCGTTTCGCGGAGACTTCACTCGGCGTGAAGCCAACAAGCTGCATCATCAAGTTGTAGCCGCTTATGTCCTCGACGATAGGCGTACCGTCTTTGTTCCGCACACCCTCCTCAGCCATACGCAGAGTCTTAAACCCGTTGCGTATGAACGATGGCGTGATGGCCTCGATTGAGCGCATGTACTCGCCTTCCTTGAACAACTCATAGCCGCGCTGCCCACTGAGGAACGCGCCGTAGGCAGGGCCCATTGCCTGCTCAAGTGCATAAAGGAAGGGTCCGACCTCAGCCATACGCCTGTGGTCATCGCGCCAAATCATTCCGTTGAAGCCGGTACGAGATGCAATGTCCAGCCCAATTAACTCGTTCAGCAACCCCTTGCGGCCCATCACGCCATACTTAGAGTCTACGTATGCGCTGAAGTCGTACGGTTCATCGTCGTCGCCCATGAGCAGGTTCGCCAAGAACTCTACCGCGCCATACAGAGGCATGCCCTGCAGGCCAGCAATCAAGAACGAAGCACCGAAAACTCCAATCAACTGACTCCGTGCGACTTCGCGGGTACGAGGATCAGCATCTTTAAATGCTTGCTTAAACAGTTTTGACAGCAAGTAGATCTGCGCCTGTGCGAAGCGCTTAAAGGTGAACATCACCTTACCGAACCCCTGCTGGAAGAGGCGTGGTCCGGTCTCCGCAAGTGCCGAGCCGTGGGCGTCGTTGACCACCTTGATGGCTTCTTCGATGGCTTTGTCTACGTCGCCGGAAGCTTCGTAAGCAAGATCAAATGCAGCAAGGAGGGTCACTTCGCGGTTGAACCGCTCCGAGTTCTGGAACAGCCAGCCAAGACCATGCACGACCCGAGCGTTGGTACCGACGTAATCCTTGACTCCAGCTTTCTGCAGTTCCGTGATTTCGTAGCCAGTAGAACGCCGGATGATTGAGCGCGACACCGCCGCGTTGTACAGTTTCTTGTACTTGTTATCGAGTCCTTCAGCAGCCCCGAAAGTAAAGTCGGACGGGAACGCTTTTTTGCCGCCGTTGTTGCTGTCCCAACTACCGTTGAAGTAGGTGGACATGGCCCGCTCCATAGCCGCGAACGACTTGGTAGGACCATACTTGCCGCCAAGCAACGGCATAACAACCATTGGCAACTGGGTAGTGTTGACCAGCGCGGAGGAGATGTTGCCTGCGATGAACCACAGGTAGCTAAAGTAGCTTGCACCGTCTACCAGCCAGTTTTTTTCCGGGTAGCGGATGAAGTTTACCTGCTTCTCCAAATTGTCGTATACAGCACCCAGCATAGAATTAGTTCGCTTCTCGCCGCCAGATTGCTTCTTAAGCTCCTTCATCGTCTCTTCAAGAGGGATGGCGTACTCAAGATTAGTCAACTGATTAGCCATACGCGAAGCGACGTTGGCGTAAGCCTGAAACACGTCAGGCTCAAAACCAAACATACCGTACCGGTCCACGCCCGTAGCCATGTCGTACGATTTTTCACGAGATTGGAACTGCTGACGGATAGAGTCCGCAGGGAGGTAGTTTAAGAACGTTTCGTACACCGCATCAATCATGTCTTGCGGTGCGCCCTTGGCTTCCATCTCACGGACTACATCACCCAAGAACCCGGTAGGCGGAGCCCCTCGTTCACGGGCTTCACGCAGCCGACTGAAGTCTTGGAAGTCTTTACCACCATCAGCTTTCGCTGCTTCCGTTGCACGTTTTCTATCAATATCACTTGCGTAAGCAGAAGTAATTGTCTCGCCGTTACGGTCCGTGTACGTGAGCCAGTAATTGCCGCTACGCCACAGCGGTAGGTACACCTGCAAACGCTTAGAGTCGTACTTAGCTTTCAGTTTATCGACAACATCTTTGCCAAGCCGCTGCTCCATGAGAGCAAACAGTTCATTTGACTTGGTTTCATACTCCGCACGCAGGTCCTTGTAAGCCTTACGCAGGTTGGCCGGAAGACGGTCGTACTCTGTGATGATGTCGTACGCTACACGGTCAAACGAAGTCATTTGATTACGCGGCTTGTTCAACACAGCCCTGCTCACAGAGTTCAACGGATCAACCTGATAGACCGTAGTCATATTGGCGACCTTAAAGAACATGTCGAGCTTTTCGGGGGTGTCACGGTACTCGTTAGACAGATCAAACCATTTGGTGACGTTAGTGCTGACCTCTTCTCGCCGCGCCATCTCGCTAGCGCCACGCCTGCCAAGCAAGATGTCAAGTTTTGCTGCGGCAGGCAACTCCGACGCCCAGACTTCAGCAATCTGCGTGATAGAAAGGAACGACAGGGATCCTTCAACGATGCTGTCCGCAACCCTACCCAGAGCGCCACGCACCCCGTCACCTATTTTGCTGTTGTAAGGCGGAGCCGTGGGGTTCCCGTCAAACACTCTGCTTAGATGTTCTTCTGCTTGTCTGCGCTGGTACTTGATCGTGCCATCGCCAATACGTTCCTTACGCTGTCCAGCCACCACCGCGCCATGCGCCTGTATCAAGATCTCATTGATCTCATTGTTTGTATACGTGACGGGGAAACCCATCGCGTTCAGGAACTTGCGGATCAGGTTGGCTACGCGGTTAAACGCAGCACGCAGAGCCGAGGCGTCCTTGACCTTGGGCCCAGCAGCAGACGCTTCTGCTAGCACTTCTTCAACGGCAAGGGCAATCTGGTCCTCACGGGTCTCGCCAGCGTAGGTGTCGGGGAACCGCGCAAGATACTGATCTGCCTGCTTACGTACAGCCTTGTTGGTGCGATAGAGGTTAAGCATCACCTCCTTCAACCGCTTGCCAAACACTTGCTCCAAGCCAAAGTGACCGAGCGACTCGTGGAACAGAGTGGCCTTTACTTCAGCAACGTCACTGAGGTTGTCAGCAACAAGATAAATTTCGCCGTCAGCGTATATGCCTTGAGTATTAGGGAAGTGCTGCCCCGGCAAGTCTGTATACGACTGCACAACATTGATCTTGGGCGCGTTCTTCCAGCCCTTGACGATACGGCTGACCGTCGCTTGCACGCCGCTCGCGGACAAGCCTTTGCCTTCGCCACGACGAAACTTCAGCGGCTTAAGTTCACCACGTCGGGTGTATTCGTTCTGGCGCTCTGTGTAGAAGTACGTACCTTCTTCATCCAGTTCGTACTGCTCACGCGTCGTGTAGAAGTCCTCGTTAGACTCGATACCGCCTACATCTTCGTCTTCTCTGGACGCAACCTTGTCTACGAGCTTACGGAGCTTAGCCAGATCGGGCTTTGGCTTCTTGATCTCAGCGTTGTAACGCTCACGGTCGGCGTCGTTCATTTTGCCGGACGCGTTCAAGAACCGCGCTGCAGACTTTATGCTGTTGAGGACTTCAGTTTCAGCCCGGCTAAGCGACGGTTTGGCTGAGCCGCCAACCAAGTCAAGCCCTCTCTGGGACCTGCGCTGTCTCAGCTCATCAGTAAGAGTCTTAACAAGACGTCGCTGTTCAGCACGCTCAGCGGGTTTTAGAGTTTTATCGCTTGAACGTCTTTCAGCCTGATTAATACGTTGCTCAAGGGAAGCAAGCTGGGCAGCGGCCTTCTCCTCATCCAAAGCGGCAGCGGCAATACGCATATCTTCAGCCAGCGTACCCTTCGGCACACCCTTAAAAGTCGGACGGCGTTGCGGTGCCGGAGCACGTTCAGACGCTTCGTCTGCCCTTTCCTGAACCTTTATGGCTTCAGCATTTTTAGCACGCAGGCGGGCATCCGCACGAGCACGGGCCTCTTCAATTACAGCTTCGTCCGTATCGTCTTGTACGTCTTCGCGTACGGGCTTAGTCGCGGCTGGCCGATAGTCCTCAAACACCTGATAAAAATTCTTTTTGCCGGGCACGGGCACAATCGCCCCGCTACCGATCAGGGCATCACGCAGCGCTCTAACTTCTGGCAGTTTTAGCCCAGTAGCCTTTTGCAGCCCCAGTGCGTCAACCTTGCCCGTAGAACGGACATAATCAAGCCCGGCAGCGCGAGCGTTTTTAGTCTTATCATCGGTCAGTGCAGGAGATACAGCTCCTTCTCTCTCATCAACCCGCTCAGCAACACCGCCAACAGGCTCCACTCCTGCACCTTCAGATCCTGCAGCTTCTTGTCCTGCGGGGGCTCCTCGTTGTACAGACAATGCAGCGCCTCTTGGAGCTGCTCCAACGTCAGCTTCTCCAGCACGGGTTGATACGGGTTCACTTGTGATCTCCGTGGTGGGAGTGGTAGGAGCAGCCGCTTCAAACGGCTCAAATTGCTGTACCCCTTCCGCGTCAATATACTCAACACCCTTTCTGCCGGGGCCAAAAGCGTTTGAAGAGTACGGCTGTCCACCTTTTTCGTAAACACGACGCACAGCGTCTTGGGCAGGGGCTTCAACAAACTGATTGATCTCTTGTTCCCGAAGGTCTAAAAAATCTTGCTCATTACGCACGCCCGTAATTTCTGCAATATCTTGTTCAGATAATCCGGCTTGCAAACCAGCATTTAAAAATGATTTGTAATCTGGATATTGAAGCGCAGCACCGTTACCCGCGCTTTCTTTTATACGTTTTTCTTCTGACTCATCACCCATGAGGCGCTCACCCAGATTCATATCTAGGGCAGCACGAGCCTCTTCGCTCATCGCACGTGCAACATCTGCCTCACGCGCAGTGGGTGGGTAGTAAGGGGCATCCTCATCAACAGGCGCAAGTGCTTCAGCCTCCGCCGCTTCGCGCAAAGTCTGTGCGCTGTATTCACGACGTTCCAAATCAGCAAGTGCCTGCTGACGCTCGTACTCTTCACGAGCCTCGCGCTCAAGGCGGGCTTCTTCCGCCGCATCGTCTTCTTCGCTAAGCGCTTGCTTAACAGTAGTTGCTGTTTTTACTTGTTCGGCTACGTCTTGCTGTGCGGCAGCTTGAGTACCAGCGGGAGCAGTGGGAGGCGCGGGGGGAGTAGTAAGTTTTTCTTCCGCGCTAGGCGGTGGGGGCTGGACCGGTTGCGCACGGCGACCAAGTGCCATGTCAGTAAGGACTTGGATAAATCCGCCGACACCCGCGCCGTACGCGGCTTCTTCGCCCACGCCCTCAATCAGTGCCTGATTTGGCTTGTACAACCCACGGGCGATTAAGTTCTGCCCGATCTGAGAAGCAGCTTCCTGTGCGCCTTCTTCGCCACCAGCTAGGAACGCACGCTTAACGCGATCCACTATAGACATCTGCATGTTGCCGGGCAGACGCTTTATAAAATTAAAGACAGGGATGGCTTCGCTAGCACCAATGACGGCACCTGCAGCAGTGGCAGTACCCTTGGCTTCTTCGCCACCTTCCTCTTCAGCGCGTTGCCGAGCCTCGCCAGCACCCGCGCCAACACCAAGCCCTAATGCACCCGCCCTACCAGCGGCACCGAGAGGGCCAAGCGCAAAGAACGGGGCGGTCGAACCAAGAGCCTCACCAAACTTACGACCGACTGACTCCCCGTAACCGGGGGCGGCTTCAAATGTTTCGCGTGCTGCACCAGCTAACTGCGCAGCCTTGGCGCGTACAGCCATCTCCTGTTCTTCAGGAAGAAGCGCAGCGGCACCAGTAGCAGCAGTCTCAAGAAGCCCAGCCGCGCCGGGAATAAAACCCTTGACGGCTTCTTTAAGTTCACCACCAAGAGTGGTGTCTTTCTCTTCGCCCGCGCCTATCCGACGCTGTACGGCTGCTATAACTTGCTCTTTACTAGCGCCTGCAGGGCCATTGATGGCGTACTTCTTGCCATCGGGCATCGTTACTACATAGCGGGGCATGTTACTGCCTTTCTAAGCTGTCAAAGCCGTCATTCATATTGGGAATCATAGCCGTATCTGCTGCTATCCTTGCTTGAGTAGATAGCACTCCAGACTCAGTGGCTTCAATTTCGGCTCTTTGTCGGACAAGTCTATCTACAAGTTTTTGATACGTTGCTCGTTCTTGAGCGGGCAACCTGAAATCGTTTGCCTTAGCAACTGCACTGGCGATCAGGCTATCAAGGTTACCCGCTTTGGCCCCTGCAACCCTGCTAGCACGACGATCTCCAGCGGCGATTTGAGCCTGAGTATTGGCAGATTGAACCTGAGTGCCATAGATGTTTGCACCAAACGCATTTTCAGCAGTGGCAATAGAAGCCATCTGAGCAGCATGTTGTAACTGAAGCGTCTGGTATTCACGCCTAGCATCATCAAACCGTTTATCACCACGCTCCATGGCACCACGCTTGATGGCCGCGCTCATGCTAGTAAGCTGCAGTTCTTTATCCGCAATCTTTTCAAGCGTAGCGGCTTCCTTGTCTTTCATGGCTTCGTAGGCTTTCATACCTTCAACGCCACCAATTGACAGTGTCTCCCAAAGGTTACGAGCCCCCTTGGCAGATGCAGCAAAGCCAGCCTGCGCAAACGCAAGCCAGAACTTCTTCTCTGGTGATGTAACGGCCTTTTCTCGCTGGGCTTTAAGTTCTTTGCCCCGCGCCTCGATAACCTTTGTCTCACCAAGTTGTTCTTCGCGGGCCATTTCTTCAGCAAGAGCAGCCTCACGATCTTTAGGCACACGTTTCTTAGCCTCAGCGATGGCTTCGGTAAACGGCGTCAGATCAGGCCGCTTGAAAGTTGGTGCAGCAGGAAGATTAATTTTAGTGGGCGTTGCCACCTGTGTATCTTCCTTTTGCGCGGCTTGATCTCTAGCAAGTATGGCGATTTCTTCTGGAGTAAATTCAGTGCCGCTCGGCGCTTCTTCTACCGTAGCTCCTTCAGCCTTAGGCTCGTCATCACCTAAAAATGCGCCGAGTGCGGTCGCTAATATACCAAGCCCACCAGCGCGGCGTACTATAGGATTACCTACAATACGTCTAAGTACCCCTGCTTTACTTGAGGACTTTGGCGGGGGCGCTTCAGTTTCATAAGGAATAAGATCGCCAGCACTACCGATATCAACGTTACCTTCGGGATCTACGGTGTAAGTTCTAGGCGATCTACCGCCCTTAGCAAACGCAACGATACCGCCCCCGGCCATCTGCGGCATGGGCTGACCTGTAATACCACCTTGCATCGGGGCACGGGCAAGATTCGGTGCAGGCATACCAGCCACACCCTGACCCATACGCTCTCGCTGCTTCAACTGGGCGTACTGACTAGATACTTCCTGATCTACGCTAGCAGTGGGCGGCTGAGCCTGCTGTTGCTTAGCGGCTTCTTGGACACGGCGGTACTTGAAGACAAGGCTAGCCAACTTTGGGTCGGCACCCATCGACAAAAGAAAATCCTCAACTTTATCAGGAGGAATCTGCTTATCCTGAATAAACTTATCGGTAGCCGCAACTCTTGGGTCAAGTGCGCTAATCCCGTACATTTCACGCGACATTGATTAGCCCCCCTTGTTAGCCATGTACAGGCCCCCTAGACCGGCGAGTGCGCCGATAGGGCTAGAAGTTGACCCATAAATTTTTTCAACTCCGCCAGCCGTAGGTGTACCACGGATGAGGTCGGACATAAAGCCAAGCTGTTGATACGGGTACCGCTGACGGTTAAGGAAGTCCTCGTATGCCATCTGCAGACGCTGCTGTTCAAGCTGCTGCATTTGAGCGCCGGTCTGCTGTTGAGCCTGCGACGCCATCTGCTGCTGACCGAACTGCTGCTGACCAAGCTGTCCAAGTGTGCCCGCAGCGGCCAACTGCTGCTGTAGACCCTGAAGGCCAAGATTAGCGCCGAACTGACGGGACTGCTCCATAGCCTGCTGCGCGGCCTGATTCTGACCAAGCGCCTGCTGCTGAGCCTGCAACTGCGCGGCCTGATTAAGCTGCTGCGACTGTAGCCCCGTCTGCGCACCTAACTGCTGGGTCCCGAGCAACGCCTGAAGATTAGCCTGCCCCGTCTGCATCCCAGCCTGCTGATTGGCTAGAGCTGCCTGAAGCCCCGTCTGAGCACCCAACTGCTGAACACCGAGTAGTGCAGCAAGATTCTGCTGACCTGTGGTGAGTCCGGCCTGCTGATTAGCCATCGCCGCCTGCATCTGAGCCGCACGATCCGCACCAAACTGCTGCGCCGCCTGCTGAAACGCCTGTTGACTCCCCGTCGCTTGAATGCCTTGTAGCTGTTGCTGAAGATTTCGATTAGCCTCAGCCTGAAGCAGCGCCTCGCGGGTACCCCCACGAGCTCCGGAACGGATGCCCTGCGCCTGAAGCCCCGGCATCTGACGAGCATAGTCCTGCACCGCCGCACGCTTCTGCTGCTCAACCACGCCGCTCATATAGGGCGACATGTAGTCCTGCATAGCCTGCGTGCCAAACCGGTCAGCGCCAACCTGCTGAGGACCTGCCATCTGGAACTGCTGCAACGACGGAGCACCGACACGCTCCGCCGGACCCATCTGGTACTGCTGCAACTGCGGGGCCTGCGTACCCGTGTAGGACACCCCAATCGGCTGGTATTGCATCGGCTGAAAGGACGACCCCATCTGCCCTGCCTGTTGACCAACTAGCCCTGCTAGCCCAGAAGCTTGCGCAATCTGTTGAGTCGGCCCAAGCTCTGCGGTGCCTCTTATCCCCTGCTGCTGAAGCGGATTAAGCCCAGCAAGACGCTGACCCTCATAAGTCTGATACGGCTGTTTATAGACAAGATCTTCCGCAGTGCCAAGAGCCTTCTTGGCATAGGGCATTAACTCAGGTGGTATCGTGACCTGAGTGACTGTCTGTTGAGTAGGTGCTGAACTACCGCCGCCACCGCACATAACTAAACTCCTACGGCAAACATGCCGCCGACCATGGTCATGCCCATTTTCTGCATGACTTTAGCTTTTGTTTCCGCGTCTTCGCTGGTGAAGACCCCGATGATCAACGGCAGTTTAACTTCATCAGCAAACTTTTTAGCCCCGTCAATCAACATTTTACCTACGCCAGTTTTGCGGTATTCAGGCAGAACATAGAACCAGCCGTCTGCCAAATACTCGGAATCAGAATACCAAGGTGAAGTTCGATGCAATCCAAGGGAGCCAATAAGCTTGCCCTCGTCTTCAACGCCAAACGCCATCTGGTTCACATTGAATACTACCCACTTTACGCCCTTTTCAAGATTGACGTTGGCGGCGCTTAGCGGACCCATCTTATGTTCGGGCACAAAGTGACCGGCAAGAAGCTCGATGATCTTCTTCAAGTCGTCTTCGCTATTCGTGAATTGGCGAATATTCATGCCGGAAGATACTTATCGACATTGACCGCAGGGGCCTGCTTGCTCTTGCCAGTCCTCGCCTTGCGGATCTGCGCCATCATCTTGTAAAGCTTGCGGGATCCTGCATCACTCGACCCGTTACCCAAGTGGGAAACAACGTCTGCCGGGATTACAAACTCACCGTCTGCAAGGCGGGCTTCCTGCTTACCACTAATGTTCGCTTTGATGTCGTCCGACATGCCGTCACCGGGACCACGCAAAAGCTTGCCAGCAGCAGCGTATTGCACTGAACCACCGCCAGCAAACATCGACTCAAACTGGCCCGCGTCAAACGAATCAAACCTAGAAGGCTCGTACGTCGGTTCATATGTTGGCTGATAGTACGGAGCAGTCGGTATCGTCTCGCCACGCGGGGTATAGACCGGCTCAGGCTGCTGGTATGCAAAGGGCTCGTAGACAGAGGGCATATAGTCAAACACCGGCTCATCTTGTGTCGTACGCGGGATAAAGTCGCGGACCTCCGGCTCTTGATACGCAGGGGGCTGGTAGACCGGCTCAGGCTGCTGATATGCAGGGGGCTGGTAGACAGAGGGCATATAGTCAAACACCGGCTCATCTTGTGTCGTACGCGGGATAAAGTCGCGGACCTCCGGCTCTTGATACGCAGGGCGCTCGTAGGCAGGGGGCATGTAATCAAACACCGGTTCAGGCTGCTGATAAGCAGGAGGCTCGTACACAGGAGGCGCATAATCAAACACCGGCTCGTCCTGCATACCGCGAGGAATGAAGTCGCGGACCTCCGGCTCTTGATACGCAGGGGGCTGGTAGACCGGCTCAGGCTGCTGATATGCAGATGTATCATAAGCCATCGGCTCAGTATCAAACCCCCTTCCGCCCCGGCCTGCATACCCGCTGAAATCGTACGAGGGCTGTTGAGGAAGCATAACAGGTGCAGGGGGCTGCGGCCTGTTCATACCCGGCTGGGTGAAAGACCCGGTGTCCGGGTCCCACTGCATACGGCTATCGTTTCCTCGAAAATTGTTGTTAATGATGCTAGCGAGGCCATTCATCCCGCCGCCCATAAAATTTCCAAAATCAATACCGGAAAAATCAACGCCGTCAAAGTCCCTAAAACGATCACGATCCGGAGGACCGGTTCTCGTAGGCGGCGTAGTGTCAGGCGGGGGCGTCTTGCGCGGCGGCGCAGCAATAGGAGAGGCAACAAACTTATTCAACTGCGACATGTAGTCTTCAAGATTAGCCGCAACGCCAGCCGGAGCCTGCGGAGTATTAGCTTTAGCAATACGCGCTGTTTCCTCAGCGTAAAGAGCCTCGTCTTTACCGGGAATAAACGGACGCGCCCCAGTAAAAGTTTGTGGATCCTGCTGAAAGTAAGAAGCCGGATAACCCGCATCAATAAATGCTTTCTGCTCGTTCGGGTTTTTTTGCATGAACTCCATCCACCCAGCTTTAGCAGAGTTAGGCTGCGCCTGACTAGGATCAAGCGGCATCAGCTTATAATCTTGGATAGAATTTTGATTAACTCCTACTTCGCCGCCCTCAGCGTAGCCGGGGAAGTCAGGATAATTTTTCTGCCATTCACCGCCAAGAAACCGTCCTTCTTCAGGGTCATAGCCATACGACTCGTAGTACGACGTGTCAATCGGTGAGTTTTTAGGCGGTTTCATTTCAGGAGTAAGCGCACTAAGACCGGCAGAGGTAAGACCTGCCTTTTGAATCATACCTACATTGCCTAGTGTAGCTCCGGCTGCGCCCGTGCCGCCAATACCGCCAAGGCCAGCACCGCCAGTCTTAAAGATTTCCCCAGCACCAGCGCCGATGTTTTTGAAACTCGCCACGCCTTCGGGCAAGCGCCCAAACATACCCTTGGTAGCGATCTGTTTCTGAATCTGTGCCTGTGCCGCTTCCTTCATAGCTGCTTGTTTAGCAGCCTCTTGAGCAGCCTGAGTGGCACCTTCTTTAGCAGCGGCGGCGGCGGCTTCTGTGCCAGCCGTTTTAGCCAACTCTCCTACCCCGGCTTTTGCTGCAGCACCCGCACCGGCCAACGCACTGCTAAGCCCCGCACCGCCATACGCGCCAAGTCCTGCCATCAGCCCCTTACCGATGTCACCGGTACGGAGCCCCTCAACGCCACCGACAAGCAAGCCAGCGGTCAACGGGTTGATAAGACCCCCTGTAAGCGGGGTAAGAACTGCGCCAATGATGGTTGGCAGAAGACTCTTGAGGAAGTTCGCTTCTACTAGCCCCGTCTCTGGGTTGACCGTCAGGCTACCACCGTGGGCCATAGCCAATGACTGAAGGCCCTTAACTTCATTAGGGGCCATGTGGACCAGCATGCTGTCGCCGTTGCGGCCACGCGAGGCAAGGAGGGAGGCAAGTCCGGCTTCTGAATTCACGTTGCCACCTCGGGCAAAGTTGGTCTGGGGGATTTCCTGCCCCGTCATGGGGTTAATCTGGGCATCGTAGCCCCCGACAACCTCGGTCGGCTGGTTATAGTTAAGCGGCGGCGCGTAGGCGCTGCTGTGCATCCCGGCCATCGGGTACGAGGGGTTAGGCTGGGGGACAGCCCCACTTGAATAAGAATTCTGGTTCATGCCGCCCTCACGGGGTCAATCTGTCTGGATGGTATCATTAACGGCTTATCTCTTCCCAGTCCAAAGAGCCAAACACCTGATCCCCGTTGCTTGCAGCCGCGCAGGCTAGCGTCAACTCATAAGGGGTTGGGACAAAAGGATCGCGCTCCAGTTGGGACGCAAACAATGCTTCCTTTAAGATGTCAATGCTGTTGGAGCCCTGATTGGAGCCTTGGAAAAACCCCGTCGCCAAGATGCGTCCGGTGCCGACAGTAAACGCTGTGCCGGTAATGTTGTACTCAACCCCGGAGTTCGTGCCTGCGCTAACCCATGTTCCGCCCGTTG